ACACCGAGCATATGGAACGGGTGCATAAGGATATTGTGTTCTGCTTGGAATACAAGCATGTAGTTAAAAGTACCAGAGATACCAAGAGGCATAGCATCGGAGAATGAACCTTGACCGAAAGGATAGACGAGGAATACTGCACTCGCAGCAGCGACTGGAGCAGAATATGCTACACAGATCCATGGACGCATACCTAAACGATATGAGAGTTCCCACTCACGTCCCATGTATGCATAGATACCGATGAGAAAGTGAAAGACTACCAATTGGAAAGGACCACCGTTATACAACCACTCATCGAGTGATGCTGCTTCCCAGATTGGGTAGAAGTGGAGACCGATTGCATTTGAACTTGGGACAACTGCACCAGAAATGATGTTGTTGCCATACATGAGTGAACCTGCTACGGGTTCACGGATACCGTCAATATCGACGGGTGGTGCTGCGATGAATGCGACAATGAAGCAGACAGTTGCTGCTAACAGTGTTGGGATCATCAATACACCAAACCAACCGACATAAAGACGATTATTTGTTGAAGTTACCCACTCGCAGAAATTCTGCCATGGGGTCGATTGTTGCCTTGAAAGAGTTGTTGCCATTGTTTTGTACGAAAAAGTAAGACCATCAGGGAATGGTGGAGTTACTATTTCCCAGACACCCTAAGTCTGGGATATGAAAGACGTTTTTAGACACCCTAGAGGTCTTGGTTTGAGGGGTGTTACGAACAGTTAAGAAATGTGTTGGTTCCTTAACTTGCTGATTTATTTAGTATACTACGGTTTGCCGTCCTTGTCAACTCTCGTTTTGAGAGTGTTTTGAGGTGGTGTCCCGAAGACCCATCTATTATACAGGTCTTTAAAAATCCCGTCAAGCCCTAGTATCGATACTCTTGAATCCGATCCAGTACTCGATTTAGATACTTGTGTGCTAGGTCTTTTTCTTCCTGCCAGACTGCTTTTGATTCTGTATCAACCTCATGCTTGAGTTTAAGGACATGACATATCAGTTCATCCTTATTCAATTGATTCTTTGGCATATCATAAAAAAGACTCTACTCAGTATATAGAGTAAAGTCTTTTTTGTCTGTTATTGAATTGGGTTTTGTGCTGGTATCAACATACCACCATCAAAATGATCATCATCATCAATGTCTTCTGCAAATACGGAATGAATTATAAAAGCACCCAACATAAAGGTTGCTAATAACATCATTTTACCATACTCCAGGAATAAGTTGACCTGTTGCTGCATATGATCCCATTGCTGCAATGACTCCGATCATTGCTGCCCAACCATTAATACGTTCTGCTCTTTCGTTCATTGTTCTAATTCCTGTGTTTTGTTGTAAATAATGACTCTGCCATTTTCATGAGTGAATACAAGTTCATCATCATGGCCCCAACAGAGTTCTTCGTATAGGGCATTTAGTCTCTCCATATCATCATAGAGTTGATTTGGATTAGACATTTGTTTTACTAACCGGTTCATATGGATGTTGAGGTTTGTGCTCTCTGTCCATAGGTTTGGAAGACTCAAAGGGATCTCTTGAGAGATTTTTGATAACAATGAATGCTTCTTTATTATACTTACGAGTACCGATAGGTGATTGCCATTTTTTGTTATAGACTTCACCGACATCAATACCAGAAACTTGAGTCCCTGCCATCTCAACTACAATGTCATCACCTTCTTCCCACCCATATTTTAGGGCAAGAGAAGCAACTTGTTCATAAACAGATGGAGCATCCATTACTCGATCTTCTGGTTCAAGATTTCCGTGCATCAATAGAGGTTCTCTTCTTGTTCAGTTTGAATTATAACATCGGAAGTTGGATATGCAACACAAGTAAGCACAAATCCTTCTTCAATTTGATCATCATCTAAGAATGATTGATCACTTTGGTCTACCGTGCCAGATACAATTTTGCCTGCACAAGATGAACAAGCACCAGCACGGCAGGAATAGTTCATATCAACACCACCTTCCTCGGCAGCATCAAGAAGATATTGGTCATCCTGGCAGGTGACAGTTGTTTCGGCACCGTCAGGAGTGCGGAAGGTAACGTTAAAGTCCATTAGTAAGTTTCGGAAAGATTTTCTACAGAGTATGCCAACAATACAAGGAAGGCAATACTAGTTATTGTAAACAAAATTTGATACATTGTCAAGTACTCAAAAACCAAAAAGTCCGAAAAAGAACACACTACCAGTCGTAGCATAAGAGACCAGTGCTGCGGCAAATCCAATCATTGCCGTGCGACCATTGAGTTTCTCTGCACGTTCTGCATATGTCTCAAGACCATACGTCTCAGTATAGGATGGATCAACGTACATACGGGGTTCAGTAGCCCACATGTTTGTGCGTCCACCGTCTTCAGTTGTTACAGTCATTTGAGTTTTGTGAAGAAACATTACAGTATTATATAGGAAACATAAAGTCTTGTCAAGAGAAGTCAGTATAAATGCTTACTATTTGCCTTCAAATCCCGGTGGGAGTTGTGCAAAATAAGGATCATAATCAAATAGTGCATTCCAATCTTTTACTTCAGATGCTTGTATATGCCAAAAATCATAAATTGCCTGGTAAGAATTTTTATGAAAAGCGTCTACATGATCAGTATGGATTGAAGATCCCAACTCAGTTTTATATAAGAAAAGTGGAATCGCAAAAGTATTTCCAGAATTATAAATTAAGTCATCCGCAACTGCTCTTGGTTTGACTCCATTATCAATTTTATAAAGATCTTCTCCACGAACATGAAGTTTTAGCAACTTCTCAGCATGATGCCTTGTAATCATATAACATGCCGTTGAAAAATCATTAACAAACCTACGATGTAGATTTACATGTATTTGTGTTGTGCTAATAATTGCCAATTGAATTACATCATATGCATAAGGAACACTCCTATAAAAATCTTTCCAAGCAAAAGGCCAAAACTTTACAGTATCAAGATCACAATCATCTTCCATAATAATGGCACATGATGAATCACTTGTCTCATACCAATGCTTAATTGCTTTAAGATGTGATGTAGTGCATCCCACTTCACCAGAAGACATCATATCAGGATATCTTCCTTTAAGAATATCTCCAAGGTCTCTACCGTCTCTACCGTCATATGCAGAAATACGAGTATAATTCTCAATCTCCCAATACTCAAATTGATCTTCTATATATTTTTTTCTTTCTGGTTGCTCATCCAGATTGATATAATAAATTGGAGGTAGATTCTTAAGTTTATATGCTGCCTTATTTTTATCCATTTTTTGTTAATTGCGCCTGTACCCAAATCATTTCATTCTGAAGTCTATTAATCTTTTCATCATGCGACTTTATCCAATCATAATTAAGTTGTTCATCAAATGATTTTTCAGGTAGATTATATTTTGTAATAATATTTTCAGGTGGGGTATCATTTTCATCTTTCCAAGGATAAAGAGTATATTCTAAATCGGCAACTATACCCCATAAAAAAATTCTAAGTTGTTTAATCATAACTGATTACCTACCCAATCTTCAAGTTTCATAGTTGGTCTCCAACCAAAAGTATTATAAATTTTTTCATTATTTGCAAGAGTTAAACGTGATTCTGCTAAACGTGCTGGAATATTTACAGTATTATCAGAAATCATAGCAGCAACTTCATTCACAGAATAGTTGGTGCCAGTTCCAACATTATAAACTTGCCCAAATACTTCTTCATCAGGATTACTAATCGCTGCCATAACATTTGCACTAACAACATCACCAACGTATGTAAAGTCTCTACGCTGCTCTCCATCACCCACAATAGTAAGAGATTCTCCAGCAGCACGTTGACGTAAAAAGATTCCTATAACAGGCGCATATTGCCCTCTGAGAGGTTGACGTTCTCCGTAAATATTAAAATATCTAAAAATAACCGTATCTAAACCATACAGGTCAGTATACATCGAGCAGAGTTTTTCTCCGTTCGTTTTAGAAATTGAGTAAGGATTTAGACAATCATCTGGTTGTGTTTCAACATTTGGAATTTTATTCTTCAATCCATATGCAGAAGAAGTAGAAGAATACATTAAACGTCCTACTCCTGCTTCACGAGAACATTGAAGAACAGTGCAAGTACCGACAGAATTGATGCTTACTGCTCGAATAGGATTCTCAATAGCAGGTTGAATACGTGCCTCTGCAGCAATATGAAACACATAATCAACGCCATCATAAAGAGGGCGTGTGTTTTCATAATCACGAATATCGAACTTATAATTGCTTACCCTCTCATTTTCATTCCAATAAAATTGATCGTGAGCATCAGAAAACTCATTATCAATTACAACAACTTCATGCCCAAGTTTTAAAAGTCTATCTACAAGATTAGATCCAATAAACCCTGCACCGCCAGTTACTAAAGATTTCATACAATTTTCTCTGGTAAAAAATAACTCACAACTGATACATATTTTTTCATTCAAATATAAAATAGAATCAGTTCTTATAATATTATACTCCCCCAATATACCATTGTCAACAATATATATTTACTCAGAGCACCTCCCAACCTTCAGCATAAATATCTGCCGTATTTTGATGTGCGAGTCCTGCACCAAACCATTTAGATGGGGCAATGACTCTCTTAGAATCTGCCAACCAAGCACCCCACCAGGAGAACGAAGAGTTGGCATTGATATGATATTTACACATAGTCATCAAGCACAAATCAACATGATGATTATCAGACTCTGATACCATGAACCTATCACTTGAAAAAATATCCTGCTCCTTACACCAATTAGTATCATCAGAGAATAGAATTACAGGAATATCCTTTGGCATTCTATTCAGTGCTTCTTGATAGTAAGAAAGATCAAGAGCCGCATGGTTTGGATTTGTATTGTAATCAGTCCTGCGAACATGCAAGGAAATTGATTCTCCAACATCGTCGATCATCTCCTTGCAAGGATCTATAATCTCTTTATGAAAGGTGAAGTCCTTCCTAATATCATCTTTAATATGTTTAAAATACTTCTCCGTCTGAAAGTAACCAGATATAGAAGTATTGTCAGGACACATTTCAACTAGTTCTTCATCATAGGTGAACATTCTTTCATTTACTTCGAGGACACCCTGGATGACACCAAGTCTATTAAGACTACCCATTAAAAATGGTTCATGAATTTCAATCTTTAGATCAAATCCAAAAGGATCTCTTATTTTCCGATTATGGTTTGGGATAATAACCTCATAACCATGACGTGCTGCAATACCTTTAGTGGCAGCATACTGAAACATTTGATTACCTAGACGACCAAGAAGTCCTAGATTATTAAAACAAATCATCCAACTCTTCTCTTATAATACGATTGTTCATATAGATACTTTTTATATTCATCTGGAGACATATGCCGTGCTTTTTCCCACTCTCCATTATTGTTTGCCATGAATGGATTGGAAAGACTGGAGTTAATAGTTCTTGAATGCTCTAGATGATAGACAAGGTTATTAATTCTCTGGACATTATATCCAAATGACTTGAACCTATGATATCTCTCCGCATCTTCTGGGGCATAGGCAACGAAGTTCTCATTCTCCATACCACCTTCAATATAAACACCACGATTGAAGAACTGAACAAACCCATACTTTGCCATGAAAGGCCTACTCTTCTCTCCAAAAACACTCAAGTCAAAGTTCTCATTAAGGAACCTTGAGACAAGGGTATCAGTTGCAAATACTTGCCTTTGATAATTACCATCACCATATGGATAGACAACATGCGCTTTGTCATCCATAATCATCTTGTATGCAAAAAGATATGATTTGATTGGTAATAGAATATCACAATCATAATTAATCACAACCTTAGTTTTAGAGCGCATCAACATATCGTTGAGAATTCTCTGACGATGGAAGTGTGGATTATCATTATTCTCCCACTCATATTTGATTTGATCAATGTCACCATCACAGAACTCTTTGATCTGTGGCAATGCTTCATCCCTAAATCTAGGGGTACCATCCATCTCATGTATCATAATAGTAGTGTTAAACATACTATTCAGGTAACACACAGAGGTGATTACATTCCTCAATCGATCTGAAGATTCGATTCTAATCGGAATAATAAATGTAGCATTGGATAAATCTTGTTTCATCTTTCCAGTTTTGTCCAGCGTGTTGGAATTAAATCTACAGTATTGTCATTATTTTTTGGACCAAACCATGGAGTTGGTGTAATGATAGGAAGAGACGGATTATCCATCAACCATGCTGCCCACCAACTCATAGTGCTATTTGCAATGACACCACCTTCGCATAGAGACATCATACACAAATCATAGTAAGGAATCAAGGACTTCTCTAGTCCATTGTTAGTATCACATGACTGATTATATCTAGCATCAAAATCAGAATGCATAAACTGATCACCATTGAAGAACTCTTGAGTCTTGCACCATGCCATATCATCGGAGAAAAGCAAGACTGTTACATCTTTAGGGAATAGTTCCAATGCTTTCTTGTAATAATCCATACCAACAAATGGATGAAAGTCAGAACAGTTTAGATAGTCTCCACGCCTAACGTGCATAAAGATTGGATTCTTAATCTCATCTAAAACTTCTTTACAGGTTTCTAGAATGTCATCCTTGAATTGAAAGTCTGATCTAATAGTGTCTGAAATGTGACTGAAGTATTTTTCAGTTTGGAAGTAGTCACTAATATCTACACCATCTAGGAGATTATTAAAGAACTGTTCATTGAAATGAAAGCATCCAGAGGTGATTGTTTGTCCAGGAGGTTGTCCAAAATTATTTGGTGCTACAGAATCCATCTTGAAGCAGTCAAACAATCCATAGTTTGATCTACCATAAGTTTCTGGACTTGGGATCTGCCAGTTATAATTATGTTGAGCAGCAAGACCTCTCAATCCTGCATACTGAAACATCTGATTACCTAGACGACCATTAGATCCTAGGTTTCTCATAGAAATTGTCATTCTTTACCTTCCAGGATCTTCTTCTTGTTAGCAGGAGAGTGAATGAATCTAGGTTCAAAGTCAAACTCTTCTGTAGGATAGTTTCCAGGTTTAGCAAATGCTGGACTCAGAATATGAAATAGTTCTGGGTTCTCAAAACGATATCGGTTCAGATGACTTTCATCATGTGCAACTGCCATCACATCATTCTCAATGTCTGTCTTGATTCTTACATCCAGTTCTTCAATCAGT